GAAGGACAGATTCGACAAGCAATAACAGAGGAGACAGGAACAATACTAGCAGGTAGAATTGGAGCATTGGTTCTTAGTAATGAAAGAATACTATTAAATAGTACGGATATGTTGGATTATGCTGTACAAAATTTGGTATATATGAAAGAAATTAGGAATAATACTAATTATTTGCCAGAAATAGCCGAAAATACAAGAAAAACATTTGAAAAACTAGAAAGTGTTTAAATTATGAATATATTAATCGATAATAAAGACCTATCAAGTTATTTCAATATAGAAGTACTAGACTATACTGGTGCTTTGTCTTTTGCGTCTGAAAGGGAAAACGAGCGTGTTTGGCCTGATAAATCAGGTGTAGATAAGAACCTGATTAATGTAAAATTTAATACAAAAGAATTTGTAATACAATGCTATTGTAAAGCAGTTACTGAAGGGGATGCTTATAATTTAGTAAACACTCTAGTAGAGTATATGTTTGCACAAGGTATTTTTGTACTTTCATTAAGGGATGCGGATAGGGGTATTAGAGAATGTTACTTATGTGAGCGCAGTAATACAATTATAGGTGATATACATATACGTCCAGTAAATAGTCTTTATGGCTTCAAATTAGGATTAAAAGATGTTAATCCTAATGCGGTTAAATATAAAACTGAAATTATTGGAAATGAAGTAATAATACTTTATCAAAAAGGCCAAACAGCATCTATATTTTGGGGTGATGGTGACCAGGCATTGGTAAGTAATTCAGGAAATTATACTAAATCAGATTATACTGATGATGGGCTTGTAGATATTATAATTGATATTGATAAAGATGCAGATACAGTAATTCCCTTAGTAGCTGATTTTAGTGCTGATGTAGTTTCAGGAATAAAAGAATTAGAAGTTAATTTTACAGACATTTCTACAGGTGACATTGAGATATGGTCTTGGAATTTTGGTGACGGAAACACAAGCGATGAACAGTCTCCAACGCATACATATACAGAGGCGGGGGTCTATACAGTTACTTTACAAATATTTAATGCAGCTAAAGGAGCTGATACTGAAGAGAAAAATGATTATATTAGTGTACGTAATGCGAGGATGCTTGTAAACGATTCAGGTGATTTTGCGCTTGTAAACGATTCAGGTGATTTTGGTTTGATAAATTAAAAAATAAATAGTTATGGCAGATAGTAAAGCACAAGATTTAGTAAAAAGGGTTTTTAGTAGCTTAGCAGATTTAACAGGGGTTCGACTATGGTCGGGAAAAGGTGCAGAACCAGACGCTTTAGGGTTAGAAGTTTCAGAAATATTATCATCGGATATAGTAACAGCAGCGTCTAATCCAGATTATAAAGCTTTAACCCCAAAAGGGTTTCGAGATAGTGTTATGGATGAATCTGAACGTGGTGTAGGTATATACGCTAATGACACAAGTATTAATAATAAATCAGGAGATAGTTTATTGCGAGCTGGTAAACAAGGGGTTATGCAAACTCAATGGATAAAAGATTGGTTTCGCAGAAATGCATCTGCAAGTATTAAGCCTATTTATGAAGCTAATGCAGAAGATGCAGATATGGTTAGTTTGAGTTTTAATGCTAATTTTCATGCAGAAAATTTAGCAAGTATAACTGATTATTATTTTGCACCTACATTACCTACCGGCAAAACTTATAAATTAGTTTATTATACTATTTTAGTAAATAATGGTATATTTACAAATTACAGTAATGCTGCGATTGAATACAGTGGAGGACGTATACAACAAGTTATTTGGTCAAGTTGGAATTTTGGAATATCTGCTAACGGGAGGGATTTGTTTTTTTATGTAAGTTCTGGCAGTACAAATAATTATAAAATTTCAGTTAGAATAAATGCCTTATTAGAAGGATAATTATGATTTATAGTATTTTTAGAAATAATGAATTAGTAGTGGATGTAAGGCCAGGTGATTCTTCTATATTGATTCAAAAGAAACAGAGTGAAGATTTTATTCGTCTAAATTTTGTATTAAATATTTTTACAGATATCCGTATTGGTGATTACATTAGTTATGCAAAAACAGAACAATTATACTATTTAAATAAAAAACCGCGAATTACAGAAAGCCCTAATAATTACCAATATGAATGTATTTTTGAAGGAAGTATACATGATTTAAAGAAAACAAAAGTATTTTTAGAGACTGAAAAAGATGCAGGTGGTTTTTATAAGGATTATAAATTTCCATTAACAGGTAATGCAGATACATTTATAAATTTTCTTGTTGATAATCTTAATAGAGAAGGTACTGGGTATACAGTAGGAAAAATAAAAGATACAGGAACACAAACAATAGAGTTCAATAATTGGAATGTATTTGAAGCTTGTGTACAGATTTCTAACACACTTGGATTTGATTGGTATATTGAGGGAAAAGAGTTAAATTTTGATGCAAAAGGGTTTGATACAGCGTATACTTTTCAAGTAGGCAGAAAGGTTGGGTTTGTCTCATTAATTAGAACTCGTGTAGAGACTGAAAATATAGAAACTGTTGTATATGGATATGGTTCATCAAAAAATATGCCTCCAAGAGTAGCAGAAGAGGGGCAAACTTATGATAGCCCCTTATTGACTGAGAATCGTTTGGCATTTATAGGAGTTGATGGAGAATCAAAATTAGAAAAAAATATAGATAAATACGGTATAATTGAAAGTGTACAGGAGTTTGATATTGGGCCAGAGAGAACTGGAAGCATAACTGCAATTGATGCAGAAGACGTTTTTGTATTTTTTGATGATACCGTAGATTTTGATATTGAAGAACAGAAATTAGAAGGGATAAAACCAAAAGTTAATTTTTTAACTGGGCAATTAATTGGGTTAACATTTGATATCGCGTATGACCATGTACAGAAGAAATTTACAATGGATGTTCTTACTAATGAAACCGGAACGTACCCAAATTCAATTATAAAACCTGCTGTAGGGGATGAATATAAAGTATTTGATATTATAATGCCTAATTCTTATATAGCTGCCGCAGCCATCAAATTACAAGAAGCTACACAAGCATATTTAGATGCTCAATCGGATGCTTTAGATTTATATGAAGGGGCTATTGATGAGGTATTTATAGAAGAAAATAATATTAGTTTAGATTTAGGTGATGTTATTCGTGTTATCAGTAGTGTATTTTTGATTGATAATTCGTACGAAATCAAAGAATTAACTCAAAACATAACAAACCCGAATAAATACGCTATAAAATTTGGTAATATATTACCAAAAAGTTTAGTAGCTTTGTTACGGGAAGTAAATTTTAATACGGAGCAATCTATATATAATATTCAGCGAACATCAATAACAACTAATCAGATAACCAATCAAATAACAAATGAATTAGGCCAGGATTTAGAATGGCAAGACTTATAATAATATGGCATTAGTACAATATTTTGAAGGAACAGAGGCACAAATTTTAGCTTTACAACCCACGGATACGCAATGGATAGACCGTGCCTTTTATTACCCATCGGATAAAGGATATTTTTATAGAATTACAGAAGGGGTAATGTTGATATATGGGGCAGGGGAAGATAGTGGGGTAGGCATTCGTTTGAATGGAGATGTTATAGGAGGTGTAAAATCATTAATAGAAGATACTGAAGAGTTGGTAATACCTGAAAATTATGAGTATAATATACATGATTTAAGTATTAAAGGGGTAGTTCAATGTAATGGGAACATAAATATAATGTAAAAAATATGTCAGGACAATTAAATATAATAAAAAAATCAACATTTAGTCCTCCTCCAAGTGGAATGTTAGGATATGGGTTTGATTTACAGGGTAATCCAGTTAGAATTAATGTAGATGGTAGTACAACTCTATTAATTACTACGGCGCAAGATGTTACTAATAATATTATTGCAAATAAAGGTGTAGGTTTACTTGCAAATTTACCTACTTCATTTGTGCAAAATGATATATATGTAACTACTGATAGTCTTGAAGTATATACAGCACAATCAACAGATACATGGGCAAGTACACCTTTATTAAATTTACAATTTGTTACAGATACATCTGGAACCTCTTGGGTACTATATCAATATGATGGTACTGAATTAAAAGTTGTAGGTGATACTATAGCCCCTCAGGCTTGGATTGATTTCCTACCACAAGACCCCGTCCCCTCTTATGCAATTGGACGTATATTTTACGACCAATTAGAAAATACATGGTCAGCGTATAATGATATAGATGGAATATCATTACAATTAGGTGAAGAGTTACGGGCACGTTTAATCAATGATACAGGTTTTGATTTATTGGATGGTAAGGCTGTTTCTGTAAAAGGTGCAGTAGGTGCTAGTTTACAAGTTGAATTATTAGATGCTTCTGATTTTGATTCTTCCATACGGGCCTTTGGATTAATGACAAATACTACGATAGATGGAAACCCTGGATATGCCGTCCGGTATGGGGCAGTGCGAGGTTTGAATACATTAGGAAACACGGCAGGAGCTTTAGTTTATGGTGACCCTGATAATCCAGGGGAATGGACGAGTGTACGACCTACAGCACCTAATTACCCTGTTAGAATAGGTGTTTTTCTTGTCATAGATGAATTTGAGGGGGTTATTGGTGTAGATACTTTAGCATTTAATGGGACGGATACTACAGTTAATATTGAAGGTGCTTTGAATGGTATTGTCACTAAAAAACAAAGTATAGATATTTTAGTGGATACGGGTATTATTTATTTTGAAACAGATAACGAAAATACACCTACAGATGACTTACCTTTTATAATCTCAGAAATGAGATATTTTCTTAACACCACTACAGGAGCAGGTACAGGAGGGAAAGCACGTGTAGCGTTAACAGCAGGTACAGCGACTGTCCCGACAACTAATTATGTATATGTATTGGAATCTGCGGGGGCAGGTGTTTTAACAGCTAATACGACTGGGTTTCCTGCAAATTCTGCTCCAGTTGCAGTAGTTAGTGTATTAGATGTTACTAATACAGACATATATGGGGCTTTAGTTGCCCGTAGATTTAACAACGCACCTAATAATGGTGGTGGGGATGGGATTTTTCAATACTTATCTTTAAGGCTACGTTTAGAAGGTTCTAAGTATGTATCAGGCGTAGCCCCTACAGTAACTATTACAACCAATCCTTCAGCAATAGATGGATTAAAAGTCACCTCTACTTCTGGAATAGTATTCCAAATGCATGAGCAAACTTTTCAAGCAAAAGATGGGACAGAATATTACGTAGTGAATCATCCGACTACTCCATATTTACGTATAACAGATTTATCAGCAATTGATGTAGATGCTAATGGGGATTCTCTTAGAGGGAATAATACAAGATACGGGCTTAATTTATTTGGAGGGCAAAATTCTGCTAATGAAATAGATAGGGTATATGTAATGTTACCTAATGGCAATTATAGCACAGATGCAAATGCTATTAATGATGCTTCAAATTATGCTGTTACATCTGTCCCATTTGAATTAAGAGGTACGGCATTTAGGACTTTTCGTATAGTAGTAAATTACAGTACAGCAAGTTCTGGAACATTCACAAATCTATTAGGGGCAGGCGGCTATCAGGATGAACGTGGACAACCTTTAGGAGTAGGCGGTGGTGGTGCTGGTTCTGGAGCTGCACAAACTAATTTTTCAGATACAGATTTTAGCGTTTACAATAATACAGATGCAACTAAGATAATGCAATTTTTATTATCAGGACTTACTACGGGTAACACAAGAACATTAACTGTTCCTGATAAAGATATAACTATAGGAGAAGAAATATATGAACCTACAACAGAGCCAGCAGTAGTTACAGGAACACCGAATGAGTTAACGCTTAATTTAAATAATGCAAAACAAGCAATCTTTGAACCTAGATTATCAGTAGGCACATATACAATTAATATCGATTTTGATGTATTGTTGATAAATGATTCTAACGGATTACTATTTTCAGTATTTTTTAGGCTCACAGGAACACGGATTATCAGTTTTGAAAGTGATGTTAAAGTTTCCATTCCTTCAACCATAGGGAGTTGGGATGGTATAGGTAAAGAATTGACTATTAGTGCAGGAACAGACGATGATATACTGTTTGTTTTCCAAAGAAATAAAACAGGGTCTTTTTGGGATTTGAGTGTGAATGAGGTATCAATTTAAAAATTAAATAAAATGGCAACAGCAATTGAAAATATGACATTAGCTGAGAGTTCTGTTTTCAGGACAAGAACGGCATCGATAATGAGAAAAGTAGCAATTCAGGTTTTAGGAGAGCTCCCAAGCGAAGAGGTTGTGGACAATATATTGATTATTTTATCCAGAGGTATGGTATCTAAACGTGCAGTTTTTGCACGTAGAATTTTAAATGACATAGATAGGTCAGTTGAGGCACAGGTGGCAAAGGCAATTTGCAGCGATGGGGCTTTGGCAGATTTAGATGACCAGGACAATCTACAAGATTCTGATATAGAATATAAGGTCGGTCAAATATTTAGCGACTTATCAGGAATTGAAGATAGTGACCTCGGCACTTCATTTTACATCATTCAAACAATGGGACTGCATTCAAGAGCTACAAATATGAGTTTGGAAATGCTAAGAGATGCCGGGGTGGTTGATTTAGTAAAAGCAAATGATGGAGGTTATCGAACGGCTGTTAATAATGCAGGCTGGATTGCAGATATTGCGGCCTTGCAAATATTAATTAATACAGTTAACGCAGTATAATGTTATTAGCAAAGAAAAAATTAATAAGGAGCTTATTTAATATACCAAGAGACGGTTTAATTGGGGAATGGTTACTTAATGGTAACGCATTAGATACAAGTGGCTATGGAAATCATGGAACAGTAGTAGGTGCTACTTTAGTGACGGGTAGAAAAGGCATTCCTAATACGGCTTATAACATGACAGCCTCAGAAGACCGTATTTCTATTGGTGACTTTCTTGATATGGGTTTGTTGGATATGTCAATCTCTGCGTGGTGTAATATAACTGCATATATACTTACAAATATTATAGTGGCTAAGACAGCGAGTAATCCAGAATTAGGTAGTTATTCTTTAGGTCTTAATTTTGGAACACCTTATAAATATAGAGGTGTTTTTTCACCTAGCTCTAGTCCGAAAATTGTATTATCAAATTTGGCATTTGCTTCAGGTTGGCACCATATCGTACAGGTGTACGATAGGGATAATTCTATATATATGTATGTTGATGGAGTTTTACAGACAGCTTCTACAAGTATAGCTGCTTATTCTGCTTATAACATGAACAACAATAAGGAACTAACTATTGGGAATGCTCATCTTGGTGCATTCCCATTAAATGGAAGCATATCAGAAGTTAGGATTTATAATCGAGTATTGTCATCCGAAGATGTCAATTTATTATATAACGAATAACACTATAAAGATTAATTAAATAGATTATGATACACCCTAATGCTTTATCATCTTTACTTTTATTTATTACGGCTACACCTATTACTGTGCAAAATGATTATGTGCAATATGGATTTTTAGGTATTCTATTAAGCATCCTTATATGGTACTCTCGTGTAAGTTGGAAGGAAAATGTTAGACGTGAAAAAGAGAACGAAAAAGAAAAGACAGAAATGATTGAACGTTACGAGAAACTATTAAAAGAAGAACGTGAACGATACCATATAATTCATTTAGAACTACTTGCATTTTTTAAATCATATAAACAAGATGCATCTAATTAATGTATTATTAGCTATAATGATAATTTTAGTATTATTGATTCAATTAATAATACGAAAATCTGTAATATATAAAGTTAACAGGCTCAAAAGAAAAAATTGGGTCTTATTTTTCATTAAAAAGAGTATATAGATGGAACCACTTGATGTAATTCTATGTATAGCTTTGTTTATGGGCTGTACATTTATAGTGATTGCGTTCTTTGATTTCCTTATAGAAACATTTCGGAAAAGGAATAAAAAGAAGTAATGAAAAAGAGGAGGCTTGCCCCGAAAAGCCCCCCTCAAACAAAAAGCATCCTAATAATCAATTAACCTTACTAATTCCCTTTTTAATACTTACCTCAAAGATTTTATCAGCAAAAATACAAAGCGTAGGGTCATGAGTAACAATGATAAATTGAATACCTAATTGCTTACTAATTTCTTTAATCATAGCAGCAGCATCATTCCTATATTCTTTAGAAACAAACCGCATTGGTTCATCAAGTATAATAGTATTTCTAAGTTTTGAAATAGATAACGACCAACTAGCTATACGTAATGCAAAAGAGGCAATATCAATAGCACCACCGCCGCTTGCTTCTTTTGGGTCTATTCGTTTCCTGTTGCGTTCAAAATAAATATCACATTCTGTTTTATTCCGCCGTTGTACAAATTCCAATACCAATTTATAAGGATTTGGGAAAACAGCTTCCAGTGCCATTGAAGTAATATCTGAGATATGAAATTGAATTTGTTGCTGAGTAATAAGCCCAACTTCACGAATAACTTCACGGGCTTGTTCGTACCGTTCTAAACGCCGCTGTTGTTTAGATAGTTCTTTTTTATCAGCTTCAATACCATTTTCAATTTGTTGGTACTGCCCTTTTAGGCGTTCGTACTTTTGTCTAATTTCAATAGGGTGCATGTTTAATCCTCCTCATTAAAATAAGTTTCTTCTAAAGCTTCTGTCTTTTCTTCTATCTGTTCGTTTATCGTTTCTACTTCGTTTTTAAGCTCTGTAAGCTTCTTTTTTGCTTCTTCTAAGGTATTGCACTCCCAGTCTTCTTTTAACTGCTTAGAAAAGACCTTTTGCTGTCCTTTTAACTCTGAGATTTCAATTTTAGTTTTTTCAATCTCTTTTTTCTTACGGATTAATTGTTCTTCAGTTATCATTTTGTTCATTTTTAAATTTTTTATTATACGTTTCCATTGCTAGTTTTTTAGCGTTTCCCCTATACCAGGGGGCATACTCATCTATACAAACACGTACTATTTCTAATACCATTTGCAATTCATCTTTTTGCTTTTTCTTTGTTCTGGTCAAAGTAGCATTAACTTTCTTGGTTCGTTTCATTTTATACCTTTT